CGTTAACACCAGGAGCGCTGAAGCCAGTTGTTCCAACGAGTCCTGTAACATTTAAAGTATTGTTAGAAACAGTAGTGGCTGTACCTAAAGCTGAGTTTGCTGCTAATCCATTAACGCCTACTTCTCCACCTGCCTCAACTGCAAGGCCGCCATTTGTAGCTGTAGCGCTTAAACCTGTAAGAGTGACTGTTGCCTCAGCAACGGGAGTAACGGTTCCTAAAGCAGATGTGGCTGCGTTGGGTGCTGTTAGGGTAAGTGGTAGGGCTTCGCCCCAAGCACCTTCACCCCAAGTGCCTCTACCCCAACCGTTGATGATAGCCATTTAAGGCTAGGCGATTCTTATAATCGCTGTAGAAGCTGCTGCTGCTGGGAATACAATAGTGAAGTCTCCAGCGGTAGATGTTTTATCGCCACCAAAGTCAATTGTTGCTACTGATTTGTTACTGTCAGAACTGTTGTAAATCATACAACCTCTAGCAGTAACGGTAGCAGTACTTAAAAGTATCAGCTCCATTATCGAAGTCATGATTACCTTTTAAAAGTTCTTTTTTAAAACTTGTTGTAAGTGTTGATGTAATTGCCATAATTATAGTTTCCTAATTAAATCAGCCGCTTCTTTGAAACCAGCTTTTTCTAATTTATTATTAATTGTAATCCTATCAGATTTTATAGCATTTTGCATATATTGTTCAATAACTTTCTCAATATTGTCCTTGAAGTCATTTATTTGTTTTTCAACATCTTCTGGAGCATCTTCGCTTACAGCTATTATTCTTTCAATACATCTCTTCGCCCAAAAATCAACTGGATGTCCACCTTCATTTGTTGTATGAACTTCAATTATCCCTAGCTCAGGTCCAGCGTTATAACTCATTACCATTTTTTAGGCTCTCCTACTTTATTTTTTTTAAGGTGGGTATCATTTCTGTCAATTAAAACAGGTTCTTGTTCTTGTTTAAACTGTTGAAGCTGACTTCTTTTTTTAGCAATCAAGACTCCTTTGTCATCTGTAATAACCATCAAAGGATCATCTAAACGATGGTAGCCATAAAGTTTTTCATCTGCTGGTATAGCTGTATCAAGAAGATAGCTACTAGCTGCTACTTCAACCTGAATGCCATTAAACATCGCTTTGCTTAACCAAAACTCTACGCAAGCTCTTCCAGATTCTGCAAAATGCAAATTGCCTTTATAACTAAAATCAATTCCAAACATTTTTATTTTGCCAACTTTATTCCACAAAGCAAAGGCTACTGCATAAGCAACAGTAACTAGGCCAGGACAACGATCATCTAATTCACATGTGTAAATAGGCCCTTGATGTTCAGTTAAAAGTTTTGACATGCTATCAGTTTGACCGCCAGCATCGTCACTATCTAAAAATCTAGATGCTGGATCCATCATAAATACTCTGTCATGGTAGATAACAGATGCTACTGCGTTAATAGTCCACACCTCATCGAAATGTGATCCATGTGATTTTGCTAAGTTATAGTCAAACCAGCTTTTGCCCATGCCTACAATAGCCACAGTCTTGCCTTCAAGCTTCTTGATTGGTTTCATTCTCTCTCTCCTTTATGTAACCGTTGTTCTAAGCGAATCGTATCTGTATTCGTCTCTCCTTCCTCGTGCTTCAGCTTTATTTTTTAGCCTAGCCATTTCTTGTTGAAATCTATTTTCATACAAAGCCATCATATCTCCATCACCTTTCATGAAGGTATAAGCTTCTACTAAGCAGCCATATAACAAACCATTTCTTGCATGATCAGATATCCAAGTTCCAGTTGTATCTGTTACCAGCGAGTTTGGTTTATATAAATAATGAAGTTCAGTTGTATAGTTTTCATCTGGAACTGGAGCAATAATTAAACTTGACTCTTCTAATCCAGTATTTAAATTTTTATCAAAGTCACCATAATATAATGGCAATCCTCTTGCTGTTGAATCTGTTGGATCTGGAGAATACTCTTGCATAAAACTAGGATGTTTTTTATCAAGATAATGATAATCGCCATTGCTATCTATTACAGATAAAGAAAAAGATAATTCAAAATCATCCGGGGCTGTTAAAAACCTAGAGCCAGCGCTCATAGATCCTTGTACGTTTCTTCTAAAATAATCAAACTGAACAAGCTCAAATATTCTTTCTTCTGTATTTTTAATTATGTCATCAAGAGTGTTAACAAAAGTAGTTTCACTATTTTGTACATAGTTTTGTATTAATGTTTTTAACTCTGTTAGTGTTAGTGGACTGCTCATATTAAGTATTTATTTGACCGCCCATGCCTGAGTGGTTAGTACAATAATAATAAAGCGTAGGGGCTCCAACTGCAACTTCTATTTGAGTATAGGCTCCTGCGCTTCCGGGTGTACCATTGGTTGTTACGCCAGTTGTATATTCTGATCCCCCTCCATGAGTGCCATCAGAGGTTGTTGATATTCTTAATGGGTGAGTGCTGTTACTGCTATCAGATTGATCAAATTGATATGTCTGTCCTTCTGTTAAACTTACAGTAGCCGCTCTAACTCCATCAATATAAAAATAATTAGATCCTAAGTAATTAGCAACCGTTACTGTATAAGTAGTAATAGGAGCTGGAGTTGGAGCTGGCGTAGGCGCAGGCACTTCTCCATCAGTAAGGATTGATGGGGAGCCAACTGATCCTGTTGACTGTGGAACTAAAAAATTTGTTCCTATAATATCTGAGCTCATGTAATGTTGTTCATAAATATTTGTGTAAACAACAACAACAAAACCCTCTCCCACTTCTTTATCTGTATTGGGCCTAGGCTCATATAAAGCCTCTGGATCCATTACATGAGGAAGCGGCTCTAGCTGAGGATGTTTAGGTTCCCAGCACTCTGGACAAGTCTTGAGACCATTCCATTCTTTTTTTAATTGATTGAGAGGATACTCAAAAGAACATCTATCGCATTGTGCGATTGCATACTTACCTGTAGCGTATGCCATGGTTAGAAGCCTGGTTTGTAAGGAGCTATTCTAAATGAAGCTCGATCTTCGTCCTGTGATAAAGCTCTTTCAAACTCTTCTTCGTACATTTGTTTTAACATAACAACTCTGTCAGGAGCTTTCTTGATTGCAATGTAATATGCAAGTCCAGCTGCAAAACAGGGATAAAATCTAAAAGGCATATCCATGGTGTTAGTCCCGGCATCAGCATCATCCATTCTTACTAGCTTGTTAAAAACTAATACGTCAGTAGAGTTTTCTGGAGCTGGCCATATTTTTAAAATAGGTGTGGTAAGTTTATCTAGAAAAAATTGAGAAGGTCTAGACTTGGTTGATTTGGTTGGAATGTTTAAATATTCACTTCTGCTAATCATAGACATTTGAAGATCTAAATCAGTTCCATCGGTGTTTCTTCTTATTGAACAATCTAATATATCAATCACATTAGCGTTCAATGTGTAATCATTTTGGCCTTCAGTAACTGTTTGGGTTGCTTGTTCTATAGTCCACTGATTAAGACCACGGTTAGCCCATTCAGCAAGCATAAGATTAATAGACCGTCTTGCAGTTTTTAAATCATAACCAGTTCTAAGTTCTAGGCCGCATCTTTCAAATGCTTCCTCTACGAACTCAGCTACGTTTGGTTCAAAGTTTGTGCTGCCTGACAGGGCCATTGCTAATCCTCGTTGTATAAATTATCGAAAACTCGATTTACATCCAATGTATAGTCTAAATCAGATTTGCTGTAATGTATATGTTGGGATGGTCTAAAGTCAGGGGCTCCTTCACCAACTTGAAACCATGCCGGGTGAGTTGCTCTAACTCTATTGTTTGGCAAAGCTACAATGTTTCCTGTCCATTCTCCTGCATCAAGTAGCTCTAAAACATGGCTACTTTTATGTTGCGCTGGATGATCTGCTATTTCGCTTTCAGCATAATCAACTGTAAAGTAATATTTTGCTGGAAAAATTTCTCCATCTATTTTAACTAACCAAGGGCAGGGAGTTGCTCTATCAATAACATAAACTGCATTATGATGGGATGAACAATCCCATGGTTGAGCATCATGAACTGCCATAGGTTCTGGCCATTGTTCAAATGGAGTATCTCCAACCAAAGCTGTTATAGGCATCCTGGCCCACATAGCACCACCATGAACTGTATCTTCAGGTTCGCCTTCAGCTTCTACGCCAGTAAATATAATATGAAAACTTAAACATCGATTTGGCATAGTGGTAACACCAACTGCCATTGCGTGTAAAAACTCACCATGATACTTCTCATGGTTGTGTGTATATTCTCTCCT